CGCTGGTTTGCTTTTGATGCGAGCTGATGCCTATTCTGGCGTGATTGATCGCACTTTTGTGATTGCAGCAGTGTCTGGCTCCAATACAGTGGCTTATGCTTTCAATGGCCGAGTGTCTGAATTCAAAATTGAGACAAACACCAAGGCCGAGGCAAAATGCACATTCACAGTCCACCCCAGGGGTAATCTCTACGGCTGGTCAAATAATACTTAATCAGGCAAAACCATGATTACAGTTCAATTTGCAAATGGCAAAACCTATCAAGTGGAAAATATTGATGAGGCTATTGCCAAATGCCTGGCTGCTGGGGATGACCCATTCAGACCCATTATTGTTGAAACACCAGAAACAAAAACAGAATAAAACACAATGACAACAATACAAAACAATAATGATCTTTTGGGATATTTGATAAACCAAGCCGAGTCTGGTAAAAAAGATTGGTTTGGTTTTTCACAACAAAAAATCACTGGCATCAATTTGGCGTTTGATATTGCCAAAAACCATGCCGACTCGATGACTCCAGAGGAGGTGGTTGATTACGTCATCCAGCTCAATAGTATGATTTTCAAGAAAATCATCATTGGAAAGCTCAATTAAATGTCCACCGAAATCAAAATTCAATGGAGTGGATTCAAAGAATTTGAGGATTTGCTGGATCAAATTGATGATGAATTCAGCGAAAAAGACACTAGAAACATTTTGAGAAATGCTTGCAGATCGGCCATGAAACCAGTATTGGAAACGGCCAGGGCATTATTAACAACACACATCGACACTGGCCAGCTCAGAGCATCACTCCAAATCGAGGCGAGAAAACCAACGGCCAAAGATAAGCATTCAATATATACCACACCGACCACAATTATGATTTCTCGGGTCACAGTGGCACCAGGTAATAAATTTGTGCCCGATGATGGGGGCAAAAAGCAATTGTCCAAAAAATTCAGGAATGTCAAAACCCATCAAGTGGAACATATGCACAGCGATGGCCGAGCATTTGCCATTGAGTTTGGTACGGCCAGATGGCTCAAGGGCGAGGGCAGCCCATTCATTCGGCCAGCTCTGGAAAGCAATGCAATCCAAGTCACCAATTCATTGGCTGGTGATTTAAAAGACGCATTAATAAAATACAAATCAAAACACATGGGAACAGGAAAATGAATCAACTTGCAAATGCTTTTGGCTCCAAATTTACCGAAAATAAAGACTCACTCAGGATCAAATCGTTTGAATTGAATGGCCACACATTCAGAGTTAAAGTACCATTGACAGCTGAAACTGATGCCATGTTTGAGCGAGTCAAGAGCATTGACGAGGCCAAGGCCAATCAGTTTTATCAGGAAATGTCCAAAGAGTTTATTGAGAATCGGGTCAAATATGAGAATGATCCAGATGTCAAATACCTCGAGGATGACATCGAGGTCAAGGAAACATCGATCAAAGAGACATCGAGAAACAAGGTTTTGACCCAAAATAGGATCACTGAGCTGGTACGGCTATTGGTGCCAGAGAATAAAGACTTTGACATGGCATCGATCACTTATGCGGATATCGAGGAATTATTTCCATTTTCCATCCAGATGGAATTAATCGATCAAATCAATAATGTGATTTCACCCAATTATTCGGCCACCAAGGGAAAATAGTCGGATCGGTTCGTAGGCAAGTCAAAGCCTACATCACCGCCCATGGGGCCGATCCAGCAGCAATTGACGAGGGCACATTCAATGACATTGCCATCATGTATGCGGATGGCTTAATTGGTAATCGTGGGATTTTGGAGGTTTTGGGGAATCTCACAGCTGGCCAATTTAATAAAATGTTGTCGAAAGGCAAGTCACCCTATACACTCGAGGATATAATTCCAAGGACTTATGACTACATTTTCCCACCATTAAACGAGGTGGACAAACAGGATTTGGTGAATCAGAGACTTTTGGCGTTTGTGATGATGGCACCAAACTGCCCGACACATTTATTTGAGGTTAAATAATGGCCAATATTATTGCTGGTTTAGGTGCCCAACTGGGGCTAGATACCACCGAATTCAGAAAAGGGATTTCTGAGGCCAAAAACTCACTCAAAGATTTAAAAGAATATATCCCTGAAATATTGTCCATTGCTGCATTTCTTGAGATGACCAAGGCAGCAATGGAATTTTCCAATAAGATTGTGGAAACGGCCAAAGCCAATGATGTGGCCACAGCATCTATTTTGGAGCTGGCCAAAGCACTTGAGGAAAATGGCGGTTCAGCCGATGCCACCAGCAAAATCTATTCTGGATTCACGGCCAAGCTGGAATCGGCTATTCAGGGAAATGCCAAGGCACAGACATCATTTGAGAAATTGGGCGTTTCACTCAATGACTTGAGGCATTTGTCAGAACAGGCATTGTTTGAAAAGACTGTATCAGCTCTTGGGAATATGAAAGATGCAGCCGAAAGAAATGGCCTGGCATTCGAGACATTGGGCAAATCCATCAAAGGTGTTGATCTCAAGGGTTTGGCGGCCACCATGCAAGAAAATAAAGGCTCCATGGACAAATATGCCTCGGCCATTGAGCAAGCGCATGAATTGTCACTCAAACTTGAGGCTGCCAGCAGAAACCTATCATTGCAGTTTACCAACGCATTCATTCCGACAATGAATGCTGTCTATGATAGTTTTCATAAAACTGGCACCATGATGGAAATGTTTTTTGGCTGGCTCAAGATTGGTGCCCAGGCAATTGGCGATTTTGTTGAGGCAGCTGTTACAGCATTTCAGCATTTTGGCAGCATCATTAAATTGCTGGCCAAGGATTTATACACTCTTTTTGATATTCGGAGCTATACCCAAGGCACATTTTTCAAACAGCTCACAGATAATCTGAATCAATTCACCACAGAATGGGCAAAGGATTCTGACGATTATGTTGCATCACTCAAGAAAATTGAGGAGGCAAACAATAAAGTCGCACCCATCAAACCTCAAGACAAAGTAAACAGAACAGTGGTGGAAAGCTATTCTGGTCAGCTATTGGCAGAAAAAGAATTGTTTAATTCTTACAAAAAACGATCAGATTTGAATTTGGAAATACTCACACAAAAAGAAAAAGACAAAGAGCTGACCAAAAACGAAAAAGAAATGCAAGACGCAATCAATAAAGTCTTGAATGAGCAGCAAAAAACCATTGACGATATTGATAAAAAGAAAAATCTAATTGATAAAAATAAGACAGGAGCTGGCCAAATGGCTGCCGAATTGGACAGACAGAAATCACTGGTTCAGTTATCCACCGACTACTATATTGGTGAAACCAAAAAAGTGGTGGCAGCCAATCAAGAGGCCAGAACAAAATTCAGCACTGGATGGAATGAGGCATTTGCTCAATATAAAGAAAATGCCGAAACAATGGCAGATGTTGGCAGAAAATCATTCAATACAATTGTGGATTCAATGTCAACAGCATTGGAGAATTTTGCAAAAACTGGAAAAATCAGTTTTTCCAGTTTGGCTCGGAGCATTATTGCGGATTTGATTGCCATTCAAATCAAGGCTCAAGCTACTCAATTATTTAGTAGTTTGGGAGCAAGTCTTTTTACTGGTAGTGCATTTCAATCCAGCAATGTAGCGGTACCAGGCGAGGGCAGCATGAGTATTTCAAGCTATTTTGGTGGGCCTAAAGCAGCTGGTGGAGATGTCTCTGGAGGTACACCATATTTGGTGGGAGAAAAAGGCCCAGAATTGATGATTCCAAGGGGGTCGGGGACAATCATTCCAAATGACAAAATGGGAGGTATTGGCGGTACCACCAGCGTGACAAATAACTACATCAATGCCATCGATACCAAATCATTTGAAGATCGGCTATATGGCAGCTCTGGTGCGATTTGGGCAGCCAATCAATATGCCACCAAGAACATTGCCACAACGAGGAGCAGATCATAATGCCTGGCTTTCAAAATATTGTGGATATTCAACAAAAGATGACAGTCAACAATCGGAGGATTGTTGGCCAGCAAGTGTCAAGATCAGGCCAAGTGAC